GACCAACCATGGACGCAACAGACACTCAGTATTTATCGGACAGTGTTCAGGGACAATACCCCCCTGACCTACGACAGGAGAGGTCTTGGTTTCAGCGCACGGTGCTGTACTTCAAGGCCATTCTTTTCTACATTGGACATAACATCTTAGGTGGCTATACGTTGCAGGACCTCTCGATGATGATAGAACGCAACATCGTGAGACCCAAGAACATTCGTCATTTGTTTGTCACCAATGACCCCATACATTTCGCCTTGCCGAAAAACAGCCATTCTCACCCAACGGCTGCTATGTTTCGGTCAGCAACGAATGTCTATATGAACAACCTTGCTACAAAGAGCGGTTATACACCTTACAATGTTAGCTGCTCAGCAACTGACATAGCTCCTGGTTCAATTTCCAAGGCTAGCCGGTATTTCTACGGAATGAAAGACCTTGCGATACCCTATAGGAACGACCCAGTGGACGCCAATGATTGTCTCATCTTCACCGATGTTGACTATTATGCGGACATCCAGCAATGGATGAGCTATTTCAGGCCCATGCTGCTTTACACCTTTGTGCCCCAAACTACAGTCGGGCGCGCCTTAGATTCAGCCTTTAGGTTAATCGGAGACGAGGTGGAATTTGTGGTATCTGGGGGAGCGTCATATAGGCACAAGTTGTGGCGGTACGATGGGGACGTGGTGGGCACTCATCACGACGGAGACCTGCTGCTGTTTAACATCGAGCAGCGACTTATCGCGGGCGATGAACATCACAGATTTATCGCATTGACACCCATGGCCCGAGTCCCCTGGTATCTTACGGCTCACTTGCCTGGCGCCAAGCGCATGGAAAGAACTAATTGGCGGAGTGGAGAATTCAATTATTTGTATGAACCCATATCTGACAAACTTTCCATAGCGCGTAACGGCGGCTGGCAATCCGTAGAAATCAGCGGTAAGGCATATATGGCAATCAATGAGCGGCTCAAGAACAAAACCGCACCGCCAGTTGTCTCCGACGTCGAAAGACTGCTGAATGCAAGCAAAGACCCATGCGCAGCGCTCAATGCGCCGCTCTTGTTCTCAATGTTGGGCGTTGACATCGTCAAGAACGTAGTTAAAACCATGCCGATGGTTGCAAAAAGCTTCTATGCTACTGGCTCGCTATCTACTGAAGATGGTAAGAACCCAGGCTCGGCCGTGACTTCACCGCTGGTATCGCACCCAGCGTTGTTTGCGGAAAAGGGGCTGGGGCCAGATGAAGCTTGCATCCGTGGGCGTGTGGACCGGGTTAGGAACACCAAGATCCCACCCCGGGCCTACAAGCAGTATGCTAACGAGTTCTTGTCAAAAGTCGTGAGTTCCATCCGTGGTTCCCCTCTGTCGGTCGAGGAAGTTCGCCAGAGGCAAACGGCCCCTCAACAGAAGGCCAGGTTTCGTAATGCAATGGCTACGTTGACGACCAAGCCCCTCAACAGGCTGAAGTCGTTCATCAAGTCTGAGCCGTACGCAACCCCAAATGATCCGCGCAACATAACAACTATGGCGCCGGAGCTAACAATTATGCTATCATGCTATACACTTGCTTTCAAGGAGTCCTGCCTTAAGGGCCATTCATGGTTCGGACCAGGCAAGACGCCAACCCAGATCGTCAAACGGCTTAGGCAGTTGGGCGAATCGAAGTTGCCTTGGATTGTCACTGATTATACTAGGCTAGACGGTACGGTCTCGCAATTCTTGCAGGACAATGTCGTTAACGCTTGCTATATGAAGTGGGTCGCGGAAGAATATCGTTCCGAATTAAAGCATTGCTTAGACCAAGTGTTCATTCAAAATGGCAGGACAGCTGAAGGGTTAGCTTTCGAACCGGGTTTTGGTACACGAAGTGGCAGCCCGCAGACTACGGATGGTAACACCCTAGTATGCGCGTACGTCTACTTCTGCGCTAACCGGTTGCTAGGCAAGTCAGTCTCGGAAGCCTGGGACTCACTGCCGCTGATCTATGGGGATGATGCGGCTTGCACAGGTACACAGGAGGTAGCAGATGCCCTATCACGGGCTTCCGGCGATCTCGGGTTAAAGATCAAATGTGACACCGTGCCGGCAGGACGACCTGTACCTTTCCTTGGACGTTATTTCGTGGATCCTCTCACCTCGAATGACAGTTTCCAAGATCCGATGCGGACGTTGGCCAAGATACACCTGACTTCGAACAAAGGTGTACTGCCCAACCAGGCAGCAGCGAATAAAGCCCTCGGCTATTTGGCCACAGACAGCTTAACACCAGTTGTCAGCCATTGGGCTCGTCGTGTGCTCCAAATTACCGGGATTTCCAAAACAAAAGGTCTTACCGGTAATGAGGCTTACAAGATGAGTAACGCATGGCCCCAACGCGACCCTGCTAGTATAGCAACGGCATTTGCCGAGGTAATCGGGTGGGACGAAAGTGAGATCAACGACATGCGTGGCAAAATTGCCCTTGCAAGTGCCCTGGACCAGTTTCCTGTGTTGTTCAACAACACCCTACCACCAAATAAGATCGATTGTGTAGTAGAGGGAGAGCTGTGTACAGGGCCTCGTCAAGAACCAAAGGTTAGTGCCCAAAATGAACAAGAACCAGCAGGAACTGAAGGACGCCCACGAGAAGTGGCAGTTCACAGCGAGAGCATCGCTAAACAAGCTAATGCTCGACCTGGGGACCAAGCAGAAGGCATTCGCGGCCAAGGCCGCAAGCCTAGGACTGCGGCTACAAGCAGTGGACCTCGAGGACCTCCTGGGGAAAACGGAAGAGCTGGCTCTCGAGCTAGTAAGCGACCGTATCAGCGGAAGGGACCCGGAAAGCCACATCCCGTAAAACGGAGTGGCGCAACCCAGCCGGAATCGAAGTAAGTGGGAAACAACTGCACCGCGCGAGCGG